ATGCAAAAACGCAACGTTTCAATCGTCCTTAAAGAGCTGCTGGACCGCGACCGGATCTCCCCCACGGAGCTTCACCGGCGCACCGGTGTGCCTCAATCCACCCTGTCCCGAATCCTCAGCGGCAAGATCGTTGACCCGTCGGACAAGCACATCTCCCGCATCGCCGAGTACTTTCGCGTCAGCACCGATCAGTTGCGCGGACGCGCGGCCGTTGGCGCTCCGCGGGACGAAGAGCGCGACCCGATGCATTCTGAACTCAAGGACATAAGCCTGTGGGACGACGACACCCCCGTGAATGACGACGAGGTGTCGATCCCTTTTCTGCGTGAGGTTGAATTGGCTGCTGGATCAGGAAGATTCGTCATCGAGGAAAGCGAGAAGGCCAGCCTGCGGTTCGGCAAGCGCAGCCTGCGGCATAACGGTGTGCAATTTGATCAGGCCAAGTGTGTGACGGTGCGTGGCAACAGCATGTTGCCGGTGTTGCGTGACGGCGCCACGGTCGGGGTAAATGCAGGCAAGAGCGGCATTGGCGATATCGTTGACGGCGACCTGTATGCAATCAATCACAACGGGCAATTGCGGGTTAAACAGCTCTATCGCCTGCCTTCCGGGATTCGCCTGCGCAGCTTCAATCGCGATGAGCACCCGGACGAGGACTACAGCTTCCAGGATATTCAGGACGAGCAGATCAGCATCCTCGGTCATGTGTTCTGGTGGGGCATGTACGCTCGCTAACCTTCTTCTGTAAGACAAAACCTGCCAACGAGCAGGTTTTTTTTCGCCTGTTAAACGGCTCAACCCCCAGTCCGGCCTGGCTGAAAATGCATTCGTGCATTTCATCAAGGGAAATAAATGCATTTATGCATTGACTGTATATGCATACATGCATATTCTTCACCTCAAGCCAGCCAACAAGGTCTGGTGGAGGCGGCAAGGATGCCGCCAGGGAAGACAGGGAAGGCACGCAACATCGGCAAGGATGCCATCGAAGCGATGGCAGGGAAGCCAGGCAACACCGGCAAGGATGCCGACGCTCTTTAGGGGTACCGCTTCAAAAACAGGCAGCGATGAACCGGCCTTAACGGTTCAGAGGGTTGGCAACTGGCCCGGGTGTGCAGCGTAAAGCACCAGAAGCAGTTATCCGGCAGACAGGGATCGTGGTCGGAAAAACATTGAGGGAAGGACCGTACCGCGCCAGTAGCGCCGAACGTCCGCGGACAGCATTACTGAAAAGCCCGGGCAACCGGGCTTTTTGGAATGCCTACCTATCGAACTATTTGTAAATGAAAAACGGACTATCCAGTGCTCAGCCAGGAGGCGTGACATGACAAACGAACAACAAGCGTTAGCGGAAATGCCTATCTGGCTGGTCATCATATTGGCGGTGATCGGCGGGGTATCCGGCGAAATGTGGCGTGCCGACAAGGAAGGCGCCCGTGGCTGGTCGCTGATTCGGCGCCTGGCGCTGCGCTCCGGGGCTTGCATGGTCTGCGGCGTTTCAGCCCTGATGCTGTGTTACGCCGCCGGCATGTCGATCTGGACGGCCGGTGCCATTGGCTGCCTGACCGCCATGGCCGGCGCTGATGCCGCCATCGGGCTCTACGAGCGCTGGGCGGCCAAACGTATCGGGGTCAATGAAGGCCCGCGCCAGGATCCGCGTTAATTGCTGCAAGGAAGCCACTGACATGACGCTCATCGAAAAACCCTCCCAATTGCCGCAAGCCATCGGCCAGGCGCTGCACGCCGCCTTCCCCGACCTGAAAGTCGGCAGCCATCAGGACTTTCAGGAGGGCGGCGCAAACACCGGCGTGCAGGTCACGGTCGAGGGCAATGGCCCCGGCATCCGCTCGCCCGAAGGGCGCAAGGCGCACGCCCTGGCCCTTTCACTCAAGGCCATGGTTGCTCCGGGTGCCTTGCCGTTCGATGCCTGCGACCTGGCCAGCCAACTGATGGATCTGGTACTGGACAACCGATGGGGGCTGCCCCAGGCACAGTGTGATTTGCCGACGAACATCGTTGCCGCTCCATCTTCTCGGACCGGTGCAGCAACGGACTACGACACTTGGGCTGTTTCCTTCACCCAAACCCTCTACATCGGGCCGGTGCTGCTCAACGACCCTACAGGCCAGCCCCTGTTTGCCCGCACCTGGGAAGTCACCAACATCAATGACCCTGACCAATACAAGCCACTGGCGGAGTAACTCATGTTCGACGCGCTCTTACGCATGCAGCTGGGGCCGATTGTCGAGCGCCTGGCAGAAATGGAAAGCCAGCTCGAAGACCTGTATCGACGTGCCGACAGTTTCTGCCGAATCGGCGTTTGCCAGCAGGTCGACGCCGCCGCCAATACCTGCAAGGTCAGCCATGGCGATCTGCTCACGCCGGCTATCCGCTTTTTCAATCCCAGTGCCGGTGCGCAAACCGAAACGCGCATTCCGTCGGTGGGTGAGCAGTGCCTGTTGCTCAACTACGGCGGCGGTGAGGGGGGCGCGCAGTCCGTGGCCTTGTTCGGCCTCAACAGCAGTTTGTTTCCGCCAGTGTCCAGCGTGGCGTCGTTAACCCGGCGCCGTCATCAGGACGGTACGCAGAGCGACTACGACGATGCCAGCCACACGTTCAACTGGGTCAACGGCCCGACCACCTTTACCGGCTCGCGCGAACAGATCGAGGCCAGGGTCGGTGCCACCAGCCTGATCCTCAACGCCCAGGGCATCACCCTGCAAATCGGCGGCACCGCGTTGTTGCTCGACGCCGGCGGTGCGCATTTCAGCGGCCCGGTGGTGGACCACCAGGGGCGCCTCATCAGCCCCCGATAAGGACATCCCATGATCGGTATCGACCGAAACAGCGGGGCAGCCGTCGATGACTGGCTGCAATTCGTGCAGCGCGCCACCCGAGCGCTCACCACTCCCTTGGGCACTCGCCAGAAGCGTCCGTTGTACGGCTCGCGGGTGCCGCAACTGCTGGGCCAGAACCTTGGCGATGACCTGCTGATTCTTGCGCAGAGCCACGCCGCCCAGGCGTTCTATAACGCACAGAACGGCATCGGCGACTTTCAACCCCAGGTCATCGTCGCCACTCGCCAGGGGGCCGGCTTGCTGCTGCGGTTCTCCGGCACCTGGAAAAATCGCCAACAAACCTTCGAGGTCGTGACATGAGCATGCTGATCCCAGGCCAGAACCAGCTGGCGGAACCGGCCATCATTGCGGTGGACGAGTTCGAACCCTTGCTGGCCGAATTCAAGGCGTTCGTGGTGGATTATGTTGCCACCCGCGCGCCGCAAAGCGCGGCCAAACTCAAGGTCAGCCTCGACAACGAAAGCGAACTGCTGACCCTGGCCCTGGAAGCCTTTTGCGTGCGTCTGCAAGCCCATGAGCGCAAATACAACGCCCGCATCAAGCAGATGCTGGCGTGGTGGGCCACCGGCAGCAATTTGGATGCACGCCTGGCCGATATGGGCCTGGAACGTCAGGTGCTGGACCCCGGCGACCCGGCCGCTTTCCCGCCGGTGCCGCCGACCCTGGAAAGCGACGACGACGCCAGGCTGCGCTACTACCTCGCTCCCCACGCCCCGGCCGCCGGCTCGCGCATGCAGTACCGCCGCGAAGTGTTCACCCTCGGCGAACGCCCTGCGGTGAATGTGCAGAGCGCGACGCCGGGCGTGGTCACCGTCACGTATACCTTCGACCCGGATGGTTATGCGGTGCGGGTCAAGGATGGCAATGGGCGGCGAACCGCACCGGGTGAAGTCATGGTCACCGTCCTGGCGCGAGAGGGCGATGGCACGCCGTCTGCGGACTTGCTGGACGGCGTGCGACGGCATTTCGCACGGCCGGATGTACGTCCGGAAACCGACCTGGTCAGTGTGCAAGGCGCGCACATCCTGCCGTACAAAATCCGTGTGGTCGCCAAGATCAACGCCGGACCGGATTCCGGACTCACCCAGGTCGCCGCGCAAAAGCTGCTGCAGGAGTACGCCGAGTCCTGCCATCGCCTGGAAGGGCGGGTGGACCCGAGCTGGATCGACTATGCCATCCACAGTGCTGGCGCGGCGCAACTGCAGATCCTTGAACCGCTGGAGCCGATTGTCAGCTCGGCGTTCGAGGCTCCGTATTGCACGGGTGTCGAGGTGGAGGTGCTCACGCTATGAGTGAACCCAAAGCGAGTGTGTTGCCGGCCAACAGTTCACCGCTGGAAAAGGCACTGGATTTGGCGTTCGGGGTATTGCTCGACCGGGTCATGCCGCCGTTTCCAGCGCTGATGAACCCGCTGCAGACCCCGAGCGAGTTTCTTCCTTATCTGGCTGCCGACCGTGGAGTCAGCGAATGGGATGCCGACGCCAGCGAGTCTGAAAAGCGCCTCACCGTGGCCCTGTCCTGGCAGATCCAGCGTCAGGCTGGCACCCCCAAGGCATTGAGCCATGCGGTGGAGTCACTGGGTTTTACCCCCGACATCCGTGCCTGGTATCAGCAACAACCCATCGGCGCGCCATATACCTTCGACGTGCAGGCGATCATTGGGCGCAGTTGGTCCAGTGGCGATCACAATCGGCTGATCCGCCGCATCAACGCCGCGAAAAGCGAGCGGGACCAGGCCACGATCACCCTTGTTCACGAGACCGAAGGTCAGCTTGCGCTCACCCAGGTTCTCGATGCCCCGTTAAGCGACGGGGAGTTGTATCTGGACGGCGCGTTGCCGGAATTGGCGCTGACTGCCCGGCTTAACAGTACCGGGCTCGCCCGGCACTACACCATTAACGACTACGACCTCAGGGCGCAGCCATGACAGATGACATCACGCGCCTGGTGCGCTTCACCTCCAAGGGATTGGATGAAGTGCTGCAGGCAAAGAACCAGGGCTTGAAAGGCGAAATCACCCACATCGGCGCCGGCACCGGCCGCTACAACCCCGACGGCACTGAAGTTGCCCTGCGCGATGAGCGCCAGCGGGTCGCCATTGTGGATTACGAAGACCTGGGCGACCACCAGCTCAGGATGGCCGCGCTGTTTGACGGCGACGGCGAGTATGAAATTGGCGAGTTCGGATTTTATCTCGCCAGTGGAACCTTGCTGGCGGTGTATGCCGTGGCCGGGAAGTTGCTGACGTATAAAGCGGCGGCGGCGCGGGTGCTGCAAAAATTTACGTTGGATGTTTCGCCGTTGCCGGCGGACAGCGTGACGATTGTGGTGGGGAGTGACAACTTGAATTTGTTGTTGGCTGAGGAGATCGCGATCATGGCCGCCGCGTCAGTAGGCAATATGTCCCGGCACGTGGATTTAATGCTCAGGGTCAGGCAACTGGAAGCAAAGTGAGGGCACTTGCAAAAGTGCTGGAAAGACTAATTGACAGGGAGTTGATGATGGGAATTGAAGCGACTATCACGAAAGTTGTAGATGCGTGTAACAAACTTACCGATGAGGTAACCAACCAGATCGGCAAAATCGATGCGCGTGTAGAGGCTGCGCAAGCGCAGTTTTCTGCCTGGCGAGCCACTGTGCAAGCCAAGGATATCAATGGCCGTGCGTCCTACACTCAGGAAATTGATTTGACCGGACTGTCCACCGACATTTTTTACCCTGTCTGGTGGCGTATGCCGGGTAATGAGCAAGGCGTTTCGGAGATTATCATCTCCAGAAATTACGCTCAAAATCAGGAGTTGAATCCGTTCAAAAATAATTTTGACACTCACGTTGCCGGCTTGAATCTTCAGATGGAAGGCTGCGGTATTCCCTGGAATGGAGATGCAAACTTTCTGACTATAAAGCGCATTTCCCAAACTTATCGAGAAACGGCGCGTAAAGCGCAGTTCGGCATGTTTTGTATTGTTCGCCCCGTCACCGGTCTTAAGCCGATCTGGCTGAACCTTACGCCGGGTGCTTTTACTACTTCGCCGCTGGAGTCCGGTTGCTACCTGCGTGGAGGGTTGACTTATCTCGTCACTAAAAGTTTCCAGGCGCCTGTGAACTTCAGCCGTGTGGATGAAGAAGTGGAGCTGAGTCGATCGGTTACGCCAGAGTATGAAATTTCCTGGAAGGTCAAACCGTTCGCGATGACGGCTTCTGAGTTGGGTGCAACCTATCCGGAAAGTAACACCGCCTACACGTTGGATAACGATAAGCGCTATGCAGTGAAAGGAGTATGACCATGGCTCGCACTATCAAAAAGCTGCTTTTGGCCTCGGGCGAAACACTTATTAACGTTCCAGCGGATCGTCCAACCTTGATTTCGCTGGGTTTCAGCGAACTTCGCGCCAACGAACTGTGCGAGGCCGCCGAGAGCGATGCCAGACTCGAAGAGGTCATCACTGCACGTCGTACGCTGTACATGACACAGGCCGATCCTCTGTTTCTGGAGTGGCAGTACGACGAAACCCCGGAAAAGGAAAAGGCCTGGCGCGATAAAGTGGCCGAAATCAAGGCGCTCTATCCGCTGCCTGACCGTATCTGAAACCCCACCGCGAAAGCGGTTTTTTTTCGCCTCCCCAAAGCCCCTCCCGCAGGGGCTTTGGCGTTTTCCACCTGGAGAATTTCACCATGCCCACCCGCCAAACCTACACCGTCCTCATCCCATTCCCCATCGGAGGTGGCCACTGGTCCACCGCTGGCGAGGAGCTGGAACTGCTGGACGTCGAAGCATCCGCGCTGCGCACCGCCGGCCGTCTGGAACTGACCAGCGTCCTCAACTCCACCCCCAAGAAGGCTGAATAATCATGGCTGAGGTTTTGAACTTCGAGCACAACGGCATCACCGTCAACGCCACCGAGTCCCCCGAGGCCATGGGTGGTCTGGGCGATAACGTGATCGGTCTGGTCGGCACCGCGCCGAACGCCCACGGGTCGATCCCGAAAAACGCGCCGTTCCGTATCAACAGCTTCACCACCCAGGCACTGCTGGACCCCACCGGTACTGAGTCGGGCACGCTGTTTCAAGCGGTGTACCAGATCCTCAAAGTGGTGAAGGTGCCGGTCTACGTGGTGATCGTGGAGGAGGGCGCAACCCCGGCCGACACCCTCAACAACGTGATTGGCGGCAACGAACCCGTTACCGGTCGCAAGCTGGGCCTGGCGGCCCTGAGCAGCGTCCCTGAAGACCTGACCATCATCGGCGCCCCGGGCTTCACCGGCACCAAGGCCGTGGCCAGCGAGTTTGCTGCCTTCGGCAAGCGCATCAAGGCCCGTGTGGTGCTTGATGGCAAAGACACCAGTGTGGCCGACCAGGTGACCTACAGCGGTGAACTGGGCGGTGCCGACCTCGGCTTCGACCGCTGCCTGCTGGTGCACAACATGCCGTCGGTGTACTCCAAGGCGGCGAAGAAAAACGTGTTCCTGTCGCCATCGTCCCTGGCCATCGCCGCACTGGCCAAGGTCAAGCAGTGGGAAAGCCCGGGCAACCAGGTGACCTTCGCCGAAGACGTTTCCCGCGTGGTCGAGTACAACATCCTCGACACCTCCACCGAAGGCGACCTGCTCAACCGCTATGGCGTGAGCTACTACGCCCGCACCATCCTCGGCGGCTTCTCGCTGCTGGGTAACCGTTCCCTCACCGGCAAGTTCATCAGCTACGTCGGCCTGGAAGACGCCATCAGCCGCAAGCTGGTCAAAGCCGGGCAAAAAGCCATGGTCAAGAACCTCACCAAGTCTTTCATGGACCAGGAGGTCAAGCGCATCAACGATTGGCTGCAAACCCTGGTGGCCGACGAAACCATTCCCGGCGGCAGCGTGTACCTGCACCCGGAATTGAACAGCGTCGAGAAGTACAAGAACGGCACCTGGTTCATCGTCATCGACTACGGCCGCTACGCGCCGAACGAACACATGGTTTATCAACTCAACGCCCGCGATGAAATCATCGAGCAGTTCCTGGAGGACGTTCTCTAATGTTTACCAACCGAGTCAGACAGGCCATTGCGGCCACCCTTCAAGGCCTGCCGTTGTCCGCGACCGTTGAGGAGTTCACCCCGCCGAAGATCGAATTCGAGATGGAATCCATGTCCGGTGGCCGCTTCATTGCTGAAGAAATGGCCAAGAGCGGCAAGGTGCTCAATGCCACCTTGATCCTGCAGGGGGCCGGCCCGGAAATCATGCTGGCCCTGGGCGTACGCACGGGCGACGACATCCTGCTGAACGTGCGTGAGGCCGGCCAGGATCAGGACGGCAAGACCTATTTCACCTACCACACGGTCGGCGGCAAGTTGAAATCCCTGGGCGAAGCCAAGCTGAAAATGGGCGAAAAGGCGCTCACCACGCTGGAGCTGTCGTGCCGCACCTACAACCGCCTGGAAAACGGCATTTCGGTGATCGACATCGACGTGCGCACCCAGAAGTTTGTGCTCAACGGCGTCGACATTCTCGGCGACGCGCGCCGCGCCGTACTGATGCCCTAAGCATTCCGGCAACCTGAAGCGCGCACGGTTTATGTGGGAGCTGGCTTGCCTGCGATGGCATCACCTCGGTTCAGCAAATACACCGAGTCGCCTGCATCGCGGGCAAGCCCGGCTCCCACATTGACCGCGCCCGGCTTCACGGTTGCGGTGCTTTTATCCCACGTTCATCAAGGAATAGCCCCATGGCCTGGATGCCACCGCTGCATCGCCTGCTGTCCCCGATCACCGCCGACACCGGCGCTGCGATCGAGCAGGTGCAACTCAAACCGCTGTTCTACGCCGCGCAAAAAGACGCGCTGGCCCGGGCCGGTGATGACGAGGACGACCAGTTTTTCGAACTGGCGAAACTTGCCACCGGCCTGTCGGAAAAAGAGCTCGACCAACTCAAGCGCCCGGACTACGTGAGCATCGCGCAATACGTGCATGAAATGTCGACTCGCCCGGCGTCGTTCTTCCTGCAAACGCACGAAGAAAGTCGCCACGACCAACCCGTCCAGTTGCTGCTGCCGCTCCATGCCGCTGGGCGCACGCTGACCGAACTGCCCCTGGAAATGCCCGCCCTGCGTGCCACCAAGGTGATGAAAAAACTCGCCACCAACAAAGAGCGCGCCGAGTTCATCACCGCTCACTGCACCGGCCTGATGATCCCTGACCTGGGCGACTTGACCGTGCCCGACTGGACAGAACTGCAGGAGCGCATCGACGATTTTTTAAATCAACCGGCGGACTTCTTTCGCAGCGCGACATCGAAGTGATCCTTGATGTGGTACCGCTGGTTTACTCGGTAACTGAAGCGGACATCCTCGATTGGGATGCCGCAAAAGCGTTGCGCCGCTACGACATCGCGATCACTCGCCTTGGCGTCAAACAGGAGTAAGCGGGATGCAGAATACCTATTCGCTCGCCTATGCCGTGGCCAGGGATGGTCAGGGCGTTTTCGGTCGCGCAGAGGGCGCCAATGATGCCGATATTGCCAGTCCAGGCGCGCTGTCAGCTCACAGTTCAGGCCAACTCGCGGGCTTGCCTGCGCTGTCCGAAACAGTGGCTGCGCTGACCAACGCGAATCTGAAGTTTGATGAACTGGCGCAGTCGCTGGGCACCTTGCGCGAGGGTGTGGACTCGCTCGACACCGTCTTGTCATCGTTGAGAACCCTTGATCGGCAGCCTGTGCGCAGGGATGAGCGGACAGAATCAACAACGCTGTCTGAGTCCACTTCGAGCACGTCTGTGGATCAGCGGCAAACCCGCGAGGCCCTGACGCTAGGCAGCGCGCAGATCACTGATCTGGCCAGTGCGCTGCAGTATTCGGGCAGCAACCTGACGCTTGATAAAACAGCCCGCTCGGAACAGTCGATCAGCGTGCTGCGCGAAGCATCCAGTGCAAGCGAAACACGCTTTTCCACGACCCTGGACGCCGCACCGGTGTGGGGCGAAGCGCTGTGGTTGAAGGCCAGGACCGGCCTGACGCAGAGCGCCAATAGCGCTGTTGAAGGTTCACCGGCTTTGGCCAGCGCGGTCAAAACGGCGCAGGCCGTGGTATCGACCACGGTGACACCGGTGATTTCCGAAGTCCTTTCAGGATTGGGAGAAACGATTAAAAGCCGGGTTGCAGGCAATGTGGTCGATGCCACCCTTGGCAGGCTCCCCGGCATTGGCAAGCTGTTCAAGGACGGCGGTTTTGATGGCGAAAAGGGCAAAGACGCGCACTGTTGCTGCGCCAGTCCACTGTCCTTCGGCGCGCCGGGTGCGCTGGGCGGATCTGCGGCGCAGATGCCCGAGAGTGTTGGCGATACGGTACGCAGGAAAGACAAGGCCAAACCCGCCGCGAACAAGAAGCGGCGCGTCGGGCTTCCGAGGCCGGGCCAACCGGTTGCGCGCCAGCCCCTGGCATTCGGCAGCGAGCAACCCCTGCAACGCCAACCTCGGGCAGCCGGCCCTGAGCAATCCGCGCAACGCCAACCACTGCATCCCGCGCCGCTTATCAGGCCAGCCCCCGCACTCAATGCAATGGGCCAGCCGCCAGTGCCGTTCGACGCGGCTCGTGTGGCCCCGCCGTCGACGCAACTTCCCGGCAATTCGCTTGCCGCCCCTGGTGCGCCGGCAGCCATCCGACCGTTGGCTCGCAGCAGCGAAAAAGGCCTGGCGGCAGGTCTGTCCGGCACGCTGGCCAGGCTGGAGTCCGGCGCTGCTCGTCGCCTGGGCCCATTGAAGTACGTCGACACGGCCATCGATGTGGTGCAGGGCTTACGCAATGGTGACGTCAATGCCGTCGGCGCCGGTTTGAGTACTGCCGGTGGCGCCTGGGCTGGCGCTTCCGCTGGCGCCGCACTTGGCACCCTGGTCTTCCCGGGTGTCGGTACCGCCATCGGCGGCGCCATTGGCGGTTTGCTCGGCAGTGAAGCGGGCGCCTGGCTCGGGGACAAAGTGTTTGGCTCAAGCGATCGTCTGCCCGCGCCCAACGCGCTGAGCAAGGAACTCACCCGCGCAAGCACGGATAACGTCCAGGTCACACTCTCGCCGAGCATCCAGATCACCGGCGTGAACCCGGCGGACGCCCAGCAGGTGGTCAATCAGGTGATCCAGGCCCTGCAGTTCCAATGCCTGCCGATGGTGACCGACACCCTGGGCATCCGACGCAACGCGGCACTGGCCGATCCATCAGGAGGTGATTGATGCGACAACAAATGGTGCTCGGCGACTTTATATTCGGCCTGTCCCGAGGGTTCGCCTATTCCACGCTGTCCCGCGCCAGCGATGGCGGCTGGCAGGACCTGGCGATTATCGCCAGCAAGCCGCAGTCGCGACAGAACGGCCAGAAGCTGGAAAAACTGACCTTCGGCGGTACCGCGATGTACGCCGTGGGCATGCAGCGACTGGACGAACTGCGCGCCTTGCAGAATACCCGCGCGCCGCTGCCGCTGGTCGACGGTATCGGCCGCAATTGGGGCCTGTGGCGGATCAATTCGGTGACGGAAGCCCAAAGCAACGTGATCGATGACGGCACCGCCATGGTCATGACCTGGACTCTTGAACTGGAGGAATTCGTTAATGCGTAGAGTGCGAAGTATTGCCGGGGATTCGGTCAACCTGCTGCTCTACCGGGAGCTGGGCCGTTGCGACGATAGCGCGGAGGAAACGCTTTGGCGTCTGAACCCTGAGCTTGCCGAGTACGGCCCGGTGCTGCCGGCAGGCGTGTGGGTGATCGTGCCTGAACTGGCGTCGCGGCCTTCTGCCGTGCGTCCCGTTTCGGCCTGGGATTAAGGAGGCGACATGACACAGGGATTTACCCCCAGCGTGGAGTTTTACGGCGCCAATGCGGCGCTGCTCAATCAACGCTTGATGCATTGGAGTCACACTGATGCGGCGGGCATTGAGGCCGATCGGCTGGAACTGACCCTCAATATCGAGGGCCTGGAGGGCTTGCCCAGCCTGAGCGGCAAGATCGGCCTGCGAGTCGGTTATCAGGAGTCCGGATTGGTGGAGAAAGGCGAGTTCGTGATTACCCAAAGAACGCCGGTGCTGTTTCCCATGCGCTTGATGATCGTCGCCACTGCTGCACCTTTCAGCGTGCAGGATGCCAGTGGCTATCGTCAGCGTCGCTCTGCCAGTTACGGGCCGACCACCCTGGGCGCACTGTTTCGCCAACTGGTCAGTCGCCACGGCTATTCACCGCGCGTGGCGCCCGAGCTGGACGGGATCGCGATTGCCCACGTCGACCAGTCCAACGAAAGCGACATGGCATTCATCACCCGTTTGGCCAAGCGTTATCGTGCGGTGACCAAGCCGATCAACGAGCTGTATGTGCTGGCGGAGGCCGGGCGGGTCAAGTCGCTTTCCGGTCAACTGTTGCCGGACGTCACGTTATCGGTGACCCGCGACAATCGCCCCGGTGAACCGGCCTTCATCACCGCCACGCTCGACGAAAAATCGCGCTCGAAGTACATGGGCAGTCGCGCTGCCTGGTGGGATGCGGCAGCGGGCAAGCAACGTGTGGCCCAGGTTGGCGTCGCGCCGTTCAAGACACTGCGCCAGCGCTATCAGAACCAGGCCGAAGCGCAGTCCGTTGCTGAAGCGGAATTGCGCCGTGTCGGCCGCGAGGGCCTGACATTGATGATCGATTGTCCGGGTAACCCGCTGCTGGCTGCCGAAGGTCTGTTGCTGCTGGATGAATCCTGGCCGTCGTACATGCAGGGGCGCTGGTCGATCAATAAGGTGACGCACGTGGGGGATCCGGCGACGGGCTATCGCAGTTCCATCATTGCAGGCGGTTTGTCGGCCTAGACTTTTCCAGAGTAATAACCATGGTGATATCACTCGCGCAGCTTATTAATGTCATGCCCTTGTCCCGCCCCAGAGCGGGCTTGTTTTTAACCGCGTTGAATGACGCCAGCGCCCGCTATGAGATCAATACCGCAAAACGCTGGGCGGCGTTCCTCGCACAGATCGGCCACGAGTCCGGCCAACTGCGCTATGTGCGCGAACTGGGCAGTGATCAATACCTCAGCAAATACGACACCGGTACCCTGGCCGCGCGCCTGGGCAATACGCCCCAAGCCGATGGCGACGGCCAGAAGTATCGGGGCAGGGGCCTGATCCAGATCACCGGGCGGCGCAACTACGTGGCCTGCAGCCAGGCATTGTTCGATGATGATCGCCTGCTGCAACACCCTGAACTGCTGGAGCAGCCGCAGTGGGCCTGTGCGTCTGCGGCGTGGTTCTGGCAGAGCAATGGCCTGAACGCGCTGGCTGATACAGACCAGTTCACTGCCATCACGCGGCGCATCAATGGCGGACTTAATGGCCTGGAGGATCGTTTGCAATTATGGGCGCGGGCGAAGGCGGTGTTATGCGCTTTCTAGCGGTGTATCGACTGATCGGTCTGGGCCTGTTGATTGCCGTGGTGTGGCAGGTGCAGGCCTGGCGTTTGGGGGCGCAGCTTGAGCGCCAGTCGGCAGCCCATGCACAGGCGCTCAGCCAGCAAAGCCAGGCAGCGTTGCGCCAGCAACAGGCAGAACAGGATAAACGCCTGGCCCTTGAGCAGCAGCTCAGCGCCAGCGACAAACAACATGCACAGGAGTTGAGCGATGCCCAACGTAACCAGACTGCTCTGCGTGACCGTCTGGCCACTGCTGATGTGCGGCTGTCAGTCCTTCTCGACCCCGACGACGCCATCGGTTGCAGTGCAGTGCCCGCCCCCACCGCCGCCGGCAGCGTGGTTCATGCAGCCCCGCGAGCCCGACTTGACCCGGCGCATGCTCAGCGAATTATCGGCATCACCGACGACGGTGATAACGCCCTGATCGCCTTGCGAGCGTGCCAGGCCTATGTGCGAGCGATTGTGCGAGCGATTGTGCGTTAG